TTCATCAGATCGATTCAGACCAAGATGGCATTGGGGACGAGTGCGACTTTGATATGGACGGCAATGGAATCTCAGACGTATCTGAGTGGAGTCCGGACGATTATTGCGCGAATGGGGCAGTAGGTTTCGTTAATACCTCGGAGTGTGAGGAGGTAGGAAAGACAGATATGGTGGGTTCCGGAGAGGAACTGACGGGGTGCAATGTTTTCATCCCCCTCCGGGTTAACGCTAGAGGTATACTGAGAAGATAATGATTACTATTATTGGGAATACTGACGGATATGAGGACATTCTCACCGAGGATGCTCTGGCCTTCTTAGAGACTATGGCTAAGAGGTATACAAACGTAATAGACCGATATCTTTATCTTCGGGAAATCGACATAGAGCTCGATTTCGCCAAGCTGACTAAAGACATGAGGACGGCAGACTGGCAAGTTGCTGAGATTCCTGAGGAAATAGCGGACCGTAGGGTGGAGATCACTGGCCCGGTAGAGAGGAAGATGGTTATCAACGCTCTTAACTCGGGAGCCAATGTCTTCATGGCCGATTTCGAAGACTCGAACTCACCTACTTGGGAGAACTGCATCCAGGGCCAGACCAATCTTAGAGACGCCGTTAATAAAACAATTGAGTATTATGACGATGTAAAGGAAAAACACTATAAATTAAATAGTGATACTGCCACATTATTTGTACGACCTAGGGGATTTCACCTTAAGGAGAAACACGCCCTAGTAGACGGAATAGAGATCCCGGCTTGCATATTCGACTTTGCTTTGTATTTTTTCCATAATGCAAAAACACTAATAGAATCAGGTTCGAGGCCGTACTTTTACTTACCTAAGATACAACACTATCGCGAAGCAGCCCTATGGAAGGGGATATTTAGGTCAGCCGAGGAGTACATCGGGATCCCGAAGGGCACGATCAGAGCCACTGTGCTGTTGGAAACATTTCCCGCAGCCTTCCAGATGGAAGAAATACTACATGAATTAAAAGAGTACTCCGCAGGTCTGAACTGTGGCAGGTGGGATTACATTTTTAGTTATATAAAAACACTTAAAGGAAGCAGCGATCATATAGTTCCGGATCGCGACTTGGTCGGTATGGAGCAACATTTTATGAAGTCTTACGGAGATCTCCTGATCCACACATGCCACAAACGCGGCGCTCACGCCATGGGTGGCATGGCGGCGCAGATTCCAATCAGAAATGATGAAAAGGCGAACAATACCGCTTTGGCTAAGGTGAAGAGAGATAAAATAAGGGAGGTGAAAGCTGGCCACGATGGGACATGGGTGGCCCACCCTGGACTAGTATCTCTAGCGAGGGACGCCTTCGACAAACACATGAAAACTCCAAACCAAATACACAAGAAAAAAGAAGTAAACGTTTCTTCGGAGGATTTGCTCAGACCTCCGAAGGGAGAGTTCACTATGGCGGGCTTTGTTAAAAATATTGATGTTTCTCTGAGATATTTGGACGCATGGCTCACTGGTAACGGCTGCGTACCCATAAACAACTTGATGGAAGACGCCGCAACTGCGGAGATATCCAGAGTACAGTTATGGCAGTGGATATCACATGAAACTAAGCTGACCGACGGCACTCCCGTGACGGAAGAACTTTTCAAGGACAAACTTCAGGAAGTGGACTCCGAGCTAGACGTAAAGAGTGAGGCTGTAGACCTGTTGCATAATTTTTGTTTACAAGGGGAACTAGACAATTTTCTAACTATAAAGGCATATGAACTATTATGAGGAATGAAGGCATAGAGAGACCGTATGCAGACGAAGATGTTCTGAGGCTGAGAGGTTCCTTGAGGGAGGAGCATACGCTGGCCACGAGGGCAGCGGAGAGGTTGTGGAAGTTAATCGAGGAAGAACCTTACGTGCACGCAATGGGGGCCCTAACGGGGAATCAAGCGATGCAAATGGTCAAGGCAGGAATGCAGGCTATATACTGCTCTGGTTGGCAGGTAGCGGCAGACGCCAACGACTCCCATGAAATGTACCCGGATCAGAGTTTATATGCAGCGCATAGTGTACCAATGCTGGTACAAAAGATTAACAACGCTTTCCGAAGAGCGGACCAGATTGAGTGGATAGAAAACGACCGCAAGGCCGAGAGGGATTGGTTTGCTCCTATCGTAGCCGATGCTGAGGCTGGATTTGGGGGAGCACTCAATGCGTTCGAGCTGATGAAATCTATGATACGAGCCGGCGCTGCCGGAGTGCATTTTGAGGATCAACTAAGCTCTGCCAAGAAGTGTGGCCACCTGGGCGGGAAAGTGCTAGTACCGGCGTCCGAGTTTATTAAAAAGTTAGTAGCGGCGCGCCTGGCAACGGATGTAATGGGGGTGCCCACCGTCTTGATTGCTAGAACGGACGCGAATAGCGCCAGGTTGCTAACCTCGAATGTTGACTCCGACGACCTCGAATACATAACTTCGGAGAACACGACTAGCGAGGGATTTCATCACATAACTGGCGGAATCAAGATGGCGATAAGCAGGGGTTTGCAATATGCGCCATATGCAGATTTATTGTGGTGTGAGACCGGGAAACCAGACCTAGAGGAGGCTCGCGAGTTCGCCACGGCGATCCACGAGAAGTTCCCTGGGAAGCCGTTGGCGTACAACTGTTCTCCCTCTTTCAATTGGAAGAAAAACCTGGATGACGATACGATTCGCAAGTTTCAAAGCGAACTAGGGAAGATGGGATACAAATTCCAATTCATAACTTTGGCCGGCTTTCACAATCTTAACTATCATATGTTTGAGCTAGCCCGGGACTACGAGGCGAGAGACATGTCCGCTTACTCAGCCCTGCAGGAAAGAGAGTTTGAGTCTGAACAGCACGGTTATACCGCCACCAAACACCAAAGAGAGGTTGGGACCGGCTATTTTGATCTAGTGGCTCAAGTCATATCTAGCGACGCATCGACTCTGGCGTTAAGTGGCTCAACTGAAGAAGAACAGTTTTAATCGGAGAAGGGAAGATGAAGAAATTATTTATATTAGCGGTGATTGTGGGAGTGTTCTTGTATTCACAGGGGGCTTCGGCCGAAGACACCTCCACCAACTCTCTGGGGTTTGCTGCCGGAGGAACCTACGGTTTGGGTTTGTCGTATTCTCACGACACCACAATATGGGGGGTCCAGGTAACTGCGCTTCCTATCTGGGACGAGCACGACGGCGGCCGCGTGTTTGGGGGAATTAACCTCAAAAGAAACTTTCATGAAAATGGAAAAGTTGGCCTTTACGGATCCTTGGGCGTCGCCGGCGGATTTTGGAGAGAAAATGAAGTAGACTGTGATTGGGACAACCAAACTCAAACTGATAATTGTATAGAAAGCGTGGACGAGGACTGGGGGGTTATCGCCGGCCCCGGCGTCGGGATGCAGGTTATCTTCTGGGGGAATATGATGTTCCGGTTCGAGTTGCCCCTAGCGTTCAGATACTCTCCATCTGGCTATGGTCTTTCGCCAATCCCCAATACTGCTCTAATGTATCGTTGGTAAGAATGAAACAGAAGTCTTGTAAGTTTATCGTGACTGAGCAGTACCGCATAATAGTCCCGCGACCTACAAGTTTTCTAGGAGGCTGGGCCAGACACCAGTGGCTTAAGAAATATTTCGGAAAAGAATGTTCAATCGCAAGCCCGGATTTTTGGGACTTACTGGTCGAACGCCACGGACCTCCGAAGCTTCTAATCGAAGATTCGAACGGCTACAGAATATTTTTAGAGGAAAACACTTGACACCATTCCTCAAACCGTGTATTATATTACTATGATTTGGGGAAGTGGTGGAATGGCATACACAGGAGACTTAAAATCTCTCGCCTTTGGGCTTGCGGGTTCAAATCCCGCCTTCCCTACCATATTTTTAACTGAAGGAGGTTATTATGTTTAGAACAAAGAAATCACGGTCACTGACGTTTTTCGGCGCCTCGGCTGTCGTGGGCGTTGGAAGCTTGTGGTATGTGACAGGGGAACTAGAAACAGCAGCGACATTTTATGTTGTATCGTCAGTTGTTGTGGGCAGTGCGCTGTTTGCTATTGTGAGAGCAAATGAATGGATTAACAAAGGAGAAGAATAAATGAACAATGTAATTCAGTTCGAAGCACATCAGAACGAGGAGGAGGAAACTGTAATTCTTTCGAAGGAAGAGCACGTAAAAAACTATCTCAAGGATCTTGTGGCTACCGAGGAGGCTATGGAACCCTTCAAGGAACATAAGAGGGATATCCGAAAGTCTTATATTGACGAGGGTTACCTCACTAAAGAAGAGATTTGGGCAGCCGTCCGGGCTTACCGGATGATCAAGGGCGAGAAGGACATGGAGGCTCTTGTTGAAGCTTATGACCAAGTAAAGAAAATGTTCTTTTAGACTTGAACAAGTAAAGAAAATGATTTTATGACGAATAAACAAATCAATGCAGCACATCATTGGCGAAACAACGGGGAACTGATGGCAGCCGCGGCAAGCATGGGCTTTATTAAGGGTAAGGTTCTTGACGCCGCATATGGATCGGGAGTATTTTGGAGTAGTTATGTTCCAAGCGATCTAACTTCTAACGACCTCTATACCGCAGCCGATTATTCTTACAACTTTACTGATTTTCCTTTGAACTGGGAAAACAAGTGGGATACTACAGTTTTTGACCCGCCTTACAAGTTAAATGGCACACCATCGCAGGGGCAAGTCGACAAGGCCTATGGCGTACACAAGAAAGCCACCATCCAGGAACGAATGGATTTAATTATTGATGGGGCAAGAGAGTGTTATAGGGTTACAAAGGACAAAGGCTTTATCTTGGTAAAGGTACAAGACCAAGTTTCATCGGGAAAGATGCACTTTCAAACTGACGCCGTTTCGTCAGCGCTTAGAGAGTTGGGGGCAGTGAAAGTGACTCAAATGCATTTTCTCCGAAGCCCCCGGCCACAACCGCAAGGTCGAAATCAGGTGCACCCCCGTAGTAATTTCTCTACATTGATGGTATTCAAAAAAAGATGATTTTTTAAGCTTGACAACGCATTCTTAATTTGATATATTAAGTACATGGGCGATTATCTCCTCGGTCTTATAAACCGTAGAAAGAGTAGCTGGTCACACCTGGGTTCGAGCCCCAGATTGCCCACCAGACGAGAAAATGATTAAAACAGTTACACCAGTCAATAGGATCGGGATGAGCGGACAACAGAGATATTTGGAAGAGTACGAGAAATATAAGCATATTCAGCTTGAGGAAGGGGAGTATGCTATGAAGTCCAACCCAACAATTAAAGTTATGATTATGAGCATCAATGAAGAGGCCGAACGTGCTCTCGTGAGGACTCTAAAATCTAAAAACGAGCGGGAAAGAACTCTTCATTGGTGTAGGAAGAATCTGGTGAGAAGCAGTTAACTAACAAAGAAAGGCGACTATTCCATGGCGACGGCGGCAGAACGAGCATATGAAAAGCAGAAGAGTTTCGCAGAAAAGGTCGCATTGGCCGAAGTGATCTGCAGAGAAGAGAGTGAAAAACTCTTTCTAAAAGAGGGGGTTAGATATAAGTTTCTAGAATTTGATGGCCAAGTGAAACTGGTCATTGTCCAACAACAATCACCTTATGATACTCGATTGACACATACAATGATCAACCACCTGAAAGAACGGATTGCCTCAGAAGTGCACCACCGATGGCACGTAACCATCAAGGTTAAGAATAGTATTTGGGAAGGAAGAGCGGCAAGATAAGATGAAATTCGAATTTGATTACAGACAGTTTGTCGGCGGCTATTATTACTCCTCGGCGAAAGTCAATGATGAAGGAGGCCACCTCCTGGGATATTATAGAGTTCAGGAGCTTGGCAGTCTCGGTCCGAATAGAGGTGTTCGAGTGTCTTTTACTTGGGCGAAGGACGGGCGAGCAGATTTCTCGCGACCAGTGGTATCTGTTGAATCGCCAACCTATCCCGCCTCAGTTCTGATTGAAGATACTTTTGTTCGAAAGGTACGAACAATGAGCGAACTACTATTACATAAAATCCAAAATTTAGAGAAGTGACCGACGATACCTTCCGCTCGCACACGCTAGGTGAGTGCGGTGTACCCACCGAGGGTACAGATCTCCCTTTCTCTTCTATGGGTGAACAAAATTCATAAACTAACGCCTAGTAACAGTGTATAGTATTGACTAGTAGCAACAAACGACGGAGCTTAATGAATCAAGAAAAATCCGATTTTTCAAGACTTGGGAAGGCGTTTCAAGAAAAGTTGGCACAGCTGATTTTGCAAGAAAGAGCCTTTTGCGATCAAATGCAGGAGGTGTTGAGCACTTCTTTCTTTGAGCTGAAATATCTGCAGGTTTTCGTTGATAAGATATTTGAATACCGAAAGAAATACGAAGTACACCCGACTTATGAGATCATGGGCACAATCCTCAGGTCGGAGTTGGAGACGGAAAACGAAGCCACCAAAAAACAAACTAGAGATTTTCTTGCAAGAACATACTCCTCGAAAGAAATCAAGGAATCTGAATGGGTTAAGGATAAAGCATTAGATTTTTGTAAGAAACAAAAATTGAAAGTTGCGATGATCAGATCTGTGGACTTACTGCAGCACTCGTCATTCGACGAAATCAGTAGCATCATCAATACAGCAATTAAGCTAGGATCGGACAACAACTTCGGGCACGACTATATTAAAGATTTCGAAGAGAGATACGTACCGCAGATGAGGGCCCCGACAACAACCGGGTGGAAGTTGTTAGATGACATAACGAATGGTGGACTGGGCGAAGGTGAGATGGGGGTCGTTATAGCCCCCACCGGCGCCGGCAAATCGATGGTCCTAGTGCATTTGGGGGCCCAGGCGTTGAAGGCCGGCCGAACCGTGGTACACTATACCTTGGAGTTACAAGATAAATCGATTGGCTTGCGATATGACAGTTGTTTGACTAGCGTGCCCATCAACGACCTTTCTTTGTTCAAAGAACAGGTCTATGAAAAAATTAAAGATGTTAACGGCAAGTTAATTGTCAAGGAATACCCATCCAAGACGGCGAGTACCAACACTCTCAAGATTCACCTTGAAAAGCTTAAAACTAGAGATATCGATATAGGGATGGTTATAGTCGATTATGCGGACCTCTTGAGGCCAAAAAGGAACGAAAGAGAGAAAAGACATGAGTTGGAAACTATTTATGAAGAGTTGCGTGGATTAGCACAAGAATTCAAATGCCCGGTTTATACTGCCTCCCAAACGAACAGATCCGGACTGAATGCAGAAGTGATTACGATGGAGTCAATTAGTGAAGCATTCAACAAGTGTTTCGTGGCAGACTTTATATTCTCCGTATCTCGAACCGTTGAAGACAAGTCTGCCAATACGGGTAGAATATTTATCGCCAAAAACAGACAAGGGTATGACGGGATGATATATCCGATTTTTATGGACACCAGCAACGTGAAAATAAAAGTGTTTGAACCTACTAACGAAACTATAGAGGAAATTACCGAAAAAGCCGCCGAACAGCAGTTGGGAAAAATTAAGAAAAAATACCAAGATTGGAAAAAAGGATAACAGAATGTACGATGCCGAAAAGGTCCGAGAAGCGACTTTGCAATATTTTGATGACGATGAATTAGCAACAAATGTGTTTATGACAAAATATTGCCTTAAAGATAAAAACGGCAACTACATGGAAAAGACCCCCGATGACATGCATCGCAGGTTGGCGGCGGAATTCACTAGAATCGAGCAGAAGTATCCAAATTCGCTTTCGGAACAAGAAATATATGAATCGCTGAGATATTTCGGCCACATTGTTCCGCAGGGGTCTCCCATGTTCGGCATTGGCAATGATTTTGTTAATGCGTCTTTGTCGAATTGTGTGGTGGTAGAGTCTCCGGAAGATAATATTTCCTCAATAATGGAATCTGGAAAGGAATTGGCAAACTTGTTTAAGAACAGGTGTGGCGTTGGAATCGATATCTCCAGCCTGAGACCTGAGAACACCGCGGTTAATAATGCGGCGAAAACCACCACCGGAGCGTGGAGTTTCGCTGACTTTTATTCCTATGTTTGCCGTATGATTGGCCAGAACGGTCGGCGAGGCGCCCTGATGATTTCGATGGATATTCGCCATCCTGATATCGAGAAATTCATTACGATGAAACACGATCTGACGAAAGTAACCGGCGCCAACGTGTCGGTCAAGATTACGGACGAATTCATGAAGGCGGTAGAAAGCAACGAATTGTTTTCTCTCGAATTCCCGGTCGGAGCGAACGGCGCTGCGAAGATTCGGAAGAACGTCAACGCCAGACGCTTGTGGAAAAAGATTGTTGACTCCGCTACCCAGACAGCAGAGCCCGGGCTATTGATGTGGGATAACATCATCAAAAGGCTCCCCGCTAACGAATACGAGGGCTTCGAGACGGTTTGCGTCAATCCGTGTGCAGAAATTGCGCTTTCGGCTTACGATTCGTGTAGACTGATATCTATCAATTTAAAGAACTTTGTTGAAAGTGCATTCTCCGAAGATGCTTATTTTAATTTTGAAAGGTTCGTGTCGACCGTCAAGACGGCCATGAGATTGTCAGATGACTTGGTAGAGCTTGAGTTAGAGAAGCTTAATAAGATTAAAGAAACATGTGATACAGAAGACGAATGCAAAATGTGGGACAACATGCTACAAGCATGCGAGTCCGGACGACGCACCGGCTTAGGGACTCATGGGCTGGCCGACACACTAGCCTGTCTAGGCCTGAAATACGATTCGGTCCACGCGCTGGAGATAATGGATAGTATTTATAACTCTTTGAAGGTTGCCGCATATCAGGAGAGTGTCGAATTGGCGAAAGAGCGCGGGGCCTTCCCCGTATTCGATTGGGCCCGCGAAAAGGATAACGAATTTATCAAAGATTTGCCAGAGGCGCTCAGGGCGGAGATCGAGAAGCATGGAAGGAGGAATATCTCAATCCTCACCAACGCTCCGACCGGATCTGTTTCAATTATGTCACAAACTAGCACTGGGATTGAACCAGTGTTTAGGAATTCCTACATTAGAAGAAGGAAATTAGCCCACAACGAACAGGATCTAGAAGCCGATTTTATCGACGATATGGGGGACAAGTGGTCCGAATACAAAGTTCTTCATCATAACTTGAAAGATTTCTTCAATTTTTCGGAAACGAAGGAGACTCCAAATTATTTTGTGACTTCCGCCGAGATTGATTGGCAACGCCGGGTTGACGTCCAGGCAGTGATTCAAAGACACATTGACCATTCGATAAGCAGTACAATAAATTTACCAAAGGACGTTGATCCAAGTGTTATTGGGGACTTGTACTTACAGGGGTGGAAAAAGGGCCTCAAGGGTATAACTGTGTATGTCGAGGGAAGTCGCGACGGAGTGTTACTCTCCGGAGAAGAGGACGACCCCGCTACAGAGTTTCCGCAAAACAGAGCGCCCAAGCGCCCGGAACTGTTAGAATGTGATATTCAACACACGACAATTCAGGGAGAGAAATGGGTGGTACTAGTGGGTATGTACGAAGGCAAGCCGTACGAGGTGATGGGGGGAAAATCAGATCTTATCGAGATTCCAAAGAAATACAGTAAAGGAACTTTGATCAAGAATAGTAGAAAAACCACGAACTCCAGGTACGATCTCAAGTTTGGGGATGATGGTGACGAGGTAGTGATCAAAGATATAGTCAAGGTATTTGACAATGCCAATCACTCCGCATTTACGAGAATGATTTCCCTGTCGCTGCGCCATGGCGCAAAAATAAACTTTTTGGTTGAACAATTGATGAAAGACCGAGACAGTGACATGTTTAGCTTCGCAAAGTGCATAGCCAGAGTCCTCAAAAGATATATCAGCAACGGAGACAAGGTTAACGGTTCATCCTGCCCTGACTGCGAGTCTGAGCTGGTTTATGTTGATGGCTGCGAGTCTTGTTCATCATGTGGGCACTCAAAGTGTTCATAATTTTATACATTTCCAACATAGGGAGAAAAGAATATGTCGGTATCTGAATCTATTATTAAAAAACATGACGAAATGCTTTATCCAACCGTACGCATTAGGGCTCGCGGCGCCGGCGGCAGTGGCACAGTGGTTTACTCTGAGAGCCACGGCGACGAATACCACACGTATGTCATAACAAATCATCACGTTGTCTCGAAGTGCATAAAAATAGAGAAAAAGTGGGATCCAGTGAAAAAGAAGAAGGTGGATACAGAGATTCTCGACACAGTTTATGTGGAGTTCTTTAAGTACAATAACTTCTCACACTGTATCGGAAGTTTTGCCGTAGAAGCGGATATCGTCGCATATTCTGAGATAGAGGGAGGTCAAGACTGGGCCCTCTTGAGAGTACGAGATAAAGAGAGTAAGGCGGGCTATGTAGCGCACAAATTCCCACAAGAAGAAATCGAGAATATTCATATTTTTGATCGCTGCTACGCTGTCGGCGCTTCGCTGGGCCACGCCCCCATTGCTACGTATGGGCACATTTGCTTCACTGACGACGAAATTGGGCACTATAAATACTGGATGTCCACCGCTCAAACCATATTTGGTAATTCAGGCGGCGCCCTTTACAGGTATTCGGACGAAAGAGAGAGATACGAATATATAGGGATTCCCTCCCGGATCACCGTGCAGCCGCTTGGCTTCAGTGCGGACTCAATAACTCACATGGGGTATTTCATACCTATTGAAAGAGTTTATAACCTTCTTCGAGAGAACAATTACGATTTCATTTATGATTCGAGCATTTCGTTTGAAGACTGTGCCAAGCTTCGAGGCGAGATAGAAGATGAAGACGAACCGGACGAGGACGACGAATAGTCGTTAACAAACAGCGAGATTTCGTATAAAATGGGGAAGTTAGACGGAGAAAAAATGAACTTTCAGCCAGTGAATAGGCATATGTTGATTGAACCTATAGAGATAGCAGACGCGGCAGAATCGCAAGTACTTCTGCCAGAAGATTACAAGCCCTCGGACGAACGATATAAATTATGTAAGGTTGTGAAGGTTGCCGCTGATTGCACTGAACAGGTAGCACCAAACATTCTAGCGATCGTTAACGCCTCTATGATAGAGGAGATTCGAGTACTTGATAACAGGTTTTTTTTAGTACTAGAGAACCATATTATGGGAGTGGTAGGTGATTAACGGAGATAACAAGCGAGAGGATGTATGATCTCTGCCAAACTTTTGTGTGCTGCAGTAACGGCGATGAATATGCCGAATGCAGGCTTTGCATGCCAACATATGCAGCATTTGGTAGATTCTGCTCAAGAACACAAAATTAAGCCTGAAATATTGGTCTCCCTAATACACCAGGAGAGTAGGTGGGTCCCAGACGCAGTAAGCCGCAGCGGCGCATGCGGTCTAACCCAAATTTTACCAAAATATACAAAGCCTTATACAAATTGTAAGAAATTGAAAAACCCCACCACATCTATCTCGTTGGGGGCGAAGACGCTGTCTTTTTGGGTGTATACTTATGGCCGCGGTCGCTATAGTAAAGGCTTATGTGGTTATAACGGTGGATACAGATGTAAAGAATTGAATTCTCCAAAAAAGTATGCAAAAAGAGTTATCAAGTATGCTAGAATAATAAGAAGAAAGATCGAGCTCATCAACAAAAGGGGAGAGAAGTGATAGTCGCAGACGTGGTGGTAGACTTACAGTACGGTGATTGCGGAAAGGGGAAAGTGACTAATTACTTATGTGAAAAGGGTAACTACACACACGTTATCCGATACAACGGAGGGTGCAATGCCGGCCACACTATTTATCACAATGGCCAAAGGATTATTACGCATCATATACCTTGTGGTGTGCTTCACGGCGTGCGCTCTATTATCGGTCCCGGTTGTGTTGTATACCCTGATCAGCTCTTCACTGAAATTCAAGAACTTGAAGATGCAGGAATACCCGCTAGACGATTTGTACGTGTTGCAAACAACGCGCATGTTATCACAAGAGACCATATCCGCGAAGATGGAAAAGACTCTAGCATCGGAACTACGAAACGAGGCAATGGCCCCGCGTATAGAGACAAGTATGGTAGGACGGGAGTCCGTGCCTCGGAAGTGGAATCCTTAAGAGAGTTTATAGTAGACATTTACGAAGAAATCCACGGCGCAAACACGCCTGTTAAGATACTGTTCGAAGGTGCCCAAGGCTTCGGTCTGGATATAGATTGGGGTGATTACCCGTTCGTTACGTCTAGTCACTGCACCGTCGGCAGCGCCATTTTGAATGGAGTCCCCCCACAGTCGATTCGAGAGGTGTGGGGGGTGGCAAAAATGTACGAAACCTACGTAGGGGCCAAGAAGTTTGAAGGGTCCGACCCCATCTTCGGCGAAATAAGAGAGGCTGGAGAAGAATTCGGCGCAACCACTGGCCGACCGCGACAGTGCAACTGGATGGATTGGAATTTGTTAAAGAAAGCAATCAATATCAACGGAGTAACAAACCTTGTTCTTAACAAGGTGGATGTGTTGGAAGAAGTTGGCCAGCAGAAGATCCTTGTTGATGAAAAGGTGGTGAATTTTGACTCCATGTCTCTAATGAAAGAATTTATTAAAACAAACATGAAGAAGGGCGTAATAACGTCGTTCAGCTCAAACAAAGAGAGTATATAAAAACGTCGCCAGTGAATGAGGCAAGAGGTGGAGTTGCAAGGCACGTTCACACCTACGACACTATAGTCGTCGGATCTGACCTTAACGCAATCATTTTTTCTTATATCAATGGTTACGTCTTTATCAACAACCACTATTCAGAGCCCCCGTATTTTGACACTCTAGACTTATCCGATCTGGCAGCCATCGGCGATCTATACGATGATATCTATGAAAAGATGGATCCCAAGACGGGGGAAATTTCAAAGGAAAAAGTTTGGAATTATATATCGGTGTTACTGAGCATGCGAGGCCTTCAGCCGTTTTCCGACAAAACCAAATCTATTAGGATACGCGATAATTCTCTTAAAGTATTCACTCACGACTCTAGAATGATTAAATGTAAGTTCAATAACTTATTTATTTTTGACGATCTACATGTTGAAGATATACCGTTCGACTATAGAAAGAAAGATGCCAAATATCGCGTACTAGACTGGTATAAGGTCGAGTCCGGAGCCTTGCATCCACATGAACAAATATGCGGAGACGACGACTTTGTGAACAAGATCCACTTTTATCCGTCAATATACAACCCCCTGCTCAAACACATGGTTTCTGTGTCTTTCTTGACAAAGGAACAACTGCAGGATCCCGAGTATTCGGAGATATATATGAGATATAAGATAATAGACATGTTAACCGCCGCCGGCATCCGCGGCCGAAAAAACGGACTTGGAATTGGCGGCAAACAGAATAGGTTATCGCTGAAGATATCCTTTCAAAAGAGGGATCTTGAAGATCTCACAATTTTACCACATATTGAAGAAGGCTGTATCACCATGGATAATCGAAGCGCTAAAGAGATCATAGAACAACACAAAAGAAACATTGTATGAACTCCGCGTTCCATTTGGCCGGCATTATCCCTATTGCAGGATTTGAGTCGGATTTCGGGTTTCCGTGGCATGACTGTTTGCAACCCTTGGCCTCGGATTATGTTGCCACCGAAGCCGCCGTTGTCGAAGCGGCCTTCGCCGGCTGTGAAACGATATGGATCGTGTGTAATGACGACATGCAGCCCTTGATAAGACATAGGCTGGGGGACTATGTGCAGGATCCGGTGTGGATACATAGAGGGTACAAGAAATATCCCAAAGAACACAGGAAACGAATTCCGATATTTTATGTACCAATTCATCCCAAAGATTATATGCAAAGGGACTGCTATGCGTGGAGTATTCTACACGGAGCAACCACGGCTTGGCGTATAGCAAAGACACTCAGCAAGTGGGTTGTACCCAAAAAATACTATGTGTCATTCCCATACGGTGTTTACCCCCCAGAGACAATTAGGGAACACAGGACTGTTATATCCAGTGATAAAAACTTTTATTTGTCCTATAATGGTAGAACTTTCAAAGACGGCGAATATCTTGGATTTTCCTTCGGAGAAGAGGATTATAAGATGTTTAGGGATGTGATTAGAACGGGAACTGGCAAGATCGTCCCAGGTACGTTTTCATACGGGGGAGAAAAGAAATTCCTGCCGACAAAACAAAAATATTCTGCAAGACACTTTTCTCTTGACAAAGTGTTCAAAGATGCTAAAATAGATACTGCAGTGGGAGTTGAATTGCCATGGTATTATCCAATCGATAACTGGGAAAACCTAGTGACCTTTCTGGGATCTGAGGAAAGGAAGATAATAGAGCGCCCTCACAAAGCATTTTTAAAATATAAAGAACTAAACCCAATTGGAGTTGATAATGAAGAAGAGTGATATACCGTTTGTGGGCTTGCACGTACATTCGAACGCAAGCACGTTCGACGGTATGGGATACCCGGGCGAGCACTGTGATTATGCTTATGAAAACGGGTCCGACGCCCTCGCCCTCACCGACCATGGAAACATGAACAACTTAGCCTATCAAGTGATGCATACAAAGAAGATGCACGAGGCTGGAAAGGATTTCAAGCCAATTTATGGAATCGAGGCATATTTTATCCCGTCAATTTCTGGCTGGAAGCGGGAGGTTGAAGAACTCAGGGCAAAATCGAAGCAGATTGCGGTCAAAGAGGAAGCGGGGATTTACGTTGAAGATGAGAATCATCGCGAAACCAAAAAGGGTGTCCTGAAGCGCAAAAACCACATTATTGTACTTGCACAAAATCAAACCGGTCTAACGAATCTCTTCAAGATGGTATCAGATAGTTTTAAGGAGGAAAACTTTTATCGGTATCCTCGTATCGATTATAAGATGCTCTCAAAGTACAGCGAAGGTTTAATGGCGAGTAGTGCCTGTCTGGGTGGGATTTACGGAAAGGATTACTGGAGACATAGGGAAGACGGGCAATCTGCAATCTTAGATGCCATGTCGGAGACTACCGAAAAAATGATTTCCATTTTTGGAGACCGCTGGTACGCAGAGCTACAGTGGAACAGGATTCCAGAACAGCATGAGTTAAATAAGTGCATTATCGCTACTGCGCAAAAGCATGGAGTCGAGCTAATCTCGACTGCGGACAGCCATTACCCTGGCCCAGATAAATGGAAAGACAGAGAGTTGTATCGTCGGCTTGGGTGGCTCGGGAAGAGCAGTCGCCCGGATTGGCTCAGTGGAGACCTACCGGCATCAGTTAACGATTTGGACTACGAGTTGTATCCAAAAAATGGCCAACAGATGTGGGAGTCATATAAGGAGTATTCTAAGCAGGTCGGTTTTGATTACAACGACAGTATGGTTAGGGACAGCATCGAACGCACTCACCATATCGCTCACGACAGAATTGAGTCCTTCTTTCCAGACAACGAGGTTCGGCTGCCGGATTTCGTCGTACCAGAGGGTCTGACGGCAGACCAAGCACTCATTCAGTTATGTGTATCTGGCCTTAAGGAGCACGGGTTGGAAGAAGAGCCCGAATATGTCGAACGCTTGAAGCATGAAGTCGGCGTCATTAAAAAAAGGGGCTTCTCGAAGTACTTTCTGACGATGAAGGCAGTCGCCGACAAGGCCGTCGAGAGACAATTGGTCGGCGCAGGCCGAGGAAGTGCAGCCGGCTCCTTGGTTTCCTACATGCTTGGAATCACTCAAGTGAACCCGCTAAAGTATAATTTACAGTTTTCAAGGTTTCTCACAGAAGAAGGTTCTGGCTTCCCGGACATCGATTATGATGTTTCTGCCCCGATGGAGCTCAAGGAGCGCCTTATCGAGGAATGGGGGAACACTACGGTAGTACCAATTTCAAATTGGAACACTCTTCAGTTGAGAAGTCTCATCAAGGACATTGGCAAATTCTACAACATTCCTTTCACTGAAGTTAATTACGTGACTGGTAGGATGATGCACGAGGCGATGCCAGAGGCAAAGAAGGCGAATGGTATTAAATCAGGGGTGTACGTGCCGACCTTTGAGGAGGTCATGGCATACAGCAGATCGTTGCAGGATTTTCTTAAAAAATACCCGCAGGTCAAAACTCATATCGACGAACTCCACGGACAGGTTAGATCTAACTCAAGGCATGCCGGCGGGGTCGTTATTGGCGAGGATCTCGATAAGAGGATGCCTTTAATTAACAGTAAGGGCGTGCGCCAGACTCCTTGGACGGAGGGCCAGAATGTTCGGCACTTGGAACCGATGGGGTTCATTAAGTTTGATATTCTGGGTCTCGCCTCACTGAGGATGATGGAGGAGGCGATTCGCCATATTCTCAAAAGACACCATAACGTGACGGAACCAACTTTCGCGGATGTTAAAGATTTTTACGACCAGAATTTGCACCCTGATGTGATCGACCTAGAAGATCGAGAAGTGTACGAAAATGTGTTCCAGGCGGGGAAGTTTGTCGGGATCTTTCAGTTCACTGAGACTGGGGCTCAGCGTTTGTGTCAAAAAGTACAGCCGGAAAATCTCGTAGATATTGCGGCAGTGACTAGCATCTTCCGGCCCGGGCCCCTAGGGGCGGGAGTCGACAAGAGTTATGTCGAGGCCAGGAGAAATCCAGATCTAGTGGAGTATCCACACGAGATTTATAAAGAGGCCACGAAAGACACCGCCGGCTTCTTGATTTTCCAAGAACAGATTGCCGAACTAGCCCACAGGCTTGGGAACAACATCAGTATGGATGAGGGAAACTCTCTTCGCAAACTTTTGACAAAAAAGGGTGCTGGAGAGTCCGAAGCAAAAAAGAACAAGATCTATAAAAAGTTTCTTGACGGCTGCAATCAGAAGAAGATTGATCGCGGAACCTCCCAGAAGATTTGGGACTTGTTCGAATATTTCTCAGGCTATGGGTTTAACCTTAGTCATGCGATTTCTTACTCGATTCTCTCATATCAGTGCGCTTGGCTCTTAAATTACTATCCGTCGGAGTGGACTGCTAGTTTCTTAGACAAGGAACCGGAGAAGAGGAAGGAGCGAGCGATTAATTTGGCGAAGAAGAGTGGGTTTAATATTCAACCATTAGACATTAATTCCTCTGGAAAGGTGTGGGAGATCTCCAAGGACGGGCTAACCCTCATTCAGCCGCTGACGTCTATCAAAGGCCTCGGAGAAGCCGCAATCACGCAGATTACGCAAAATAGACCCTTTAATACAATCGAGGAATTCCTCTTTAACGAAAATATAACTTACAGCAAACTTAACAAGAAGGCGCTGGACGCACTGGTCAGATCTGGAGCACTCGCCCCCTTGATGGATGATCGGTTCACTGGAGCGAAGCATTTCTGGACTGCGATCGCTGTTGACAGGCCCAGGAAGGAAAAGAATCTGGCCGAGAATATTACTAAGTACTCTCCGGAAGGAGACTTTTCCGACGAAGAGAAGATTCAGTATCTTGTTGATTTAACTGGGGTTTTTCCATTCGAACTGGTTATGGACGATGCGGTCCTGAAGAAACTGGAAGACTACTGCGTTCCGCCGTTGGGGGAGTGGGATAACAACTTGGGAGTAGCATGGTTTATTCCGAGAGAGGTTATTTCCAAGAAGACGAAGAATGGTAAAACATTTTGGATTGTAAAGACAATTGATTCAACATCCTCTGCCGAAGCGGTAAAATGCTGGGGTGTTAATCCAAAGCGGGATGCGGTGATTCTTAATCGTCCGTATATGGCTCGCCTCAAGTATGACTCGACGTGGGGGTTTTCCACCCATAGTATTTCAAAAACATTCAGGATGCTGGGATGAACAATAAAGTAGTAATTGTAGAAGGTTTGATTGGGGCAGGCAAAAGTTCTCTTTCAAAAGAACTTGGCGAAGCCCTAGGAGAGGGCACTCTCACTCTGATGGAACCGGATGAGAAGGACAATGCCAACCCTTATCTCGCTTCTTTCTACGAGAACCAGGAACGTTGGGCCTTTACGATGCAAGTTCACTTGCTTCAAGCGCGATACATGATGCATTTACAGGCTCAGTGGTACGCTATGAATCGACAGGGCCATGCCGTACTTGACCGAAGTTATTTTGGTGATACCTCATTCGCGCGCCTGCAAGTGAAGACTGGCGGAATGACAGAGGACGAGTTCGAAACTTACCGCAGCATTTACCATGCGATGACCGCTAGTGTACTGCTTCCAAGTGTATGCGTGCGACTAGTGGTAAGCCCCGAGGTTGCCGCAGAGAGAATCCGTAAGCGGATGGAGTTGCAGACCGGCCGCACATGCGAAAACGTTATTGATATCAACTACTTACGAGAACTTGATAGAGAGATTACTCATATGGTTAATGTCCTGACGGACCAAGGGGTGCAGACCATTCATGTACCGTGGGACGCTGACCGGGGAACACGCGAGGCAAGAGTAAATTCAGTAAACGAGATCGCCGCACAGATTCTGGAATCACAACCGAAAGATTTGTTTCTAGATCTTCACAGGAGAACACTGTGAAGAGGTGCGGCAAATGCAGGGTCGAAAAGCCTTTTAGCGAGTTTCACAAGAATCGGAGCAACAAGGATGGCCACTCCGGGAGGTGCAAGGAGTGCGTGAAGGCCTATTTCGGCGAAGACGGAGCACGACGAGAAAAAAGAGTGAATCAGCAGAAACGTTGGTATCAGGCCAACCGTCCCCGACGTGCGAAAAAAATGAAAACCTATTACAAGGCAAATAGAAAAAAGTACCTAAAGCAGCAACAAGCGTATCAGTGCACCGTTGAGGGGAGATTCTCGGCGATCCGGGCGACCGCCAAACGTCGAGGAAAAGAGTTCAAATTAGTTATAGAGGATGTAAAGGCTTTATGGAATAAACCCTGTGAATATTGTGGAGAAGAAATAGAGGGGCTTCATTTGGACAGAGTTAATAACAAGAAGGGTTATGAAGCAGGAAATATTGTCTCTTGTTGTTACCCATGTAACACCTCGAAGAGAGACAAAATCTTAGGAGAACAATGGATTCCACCAAAGGAGAGAACATTGTGAAATATATCTTGACAAGGTCGCGATATTCTGGTAATATACATAGTATAATTCATTTGGAGAAAGAGTGAACATTAGAGTATATAAAATCCGACCCTCTGCAAAACTTCCATTACGCGCCCACAGTACTGATGCCGGCATGGATTTGTTCTACTGCCCTGACGATATGAAAAATCAAGGAATTCCTTGTGCTGTTTTACAAGATGGGACCTATACTTTGAGCCCGGGCGGTACTTGTCTGGTTCCGACAGGAATTAAGGTAGAAATCCCCGCCGGCCATATGCTGGAAATTAAGAACAAATCCGGGATCGCACTAAAACAACAGCTTCTAGTCGGAGCATGCGTTGTCGACCCGGGTTATGATGGTGAGGTGTACGTAAACCTACACAACACATCCGCAGAAACCCGCTCCATCGCTCCCGGCCAAAAAGTCGCTCAAGCAGTACTGATTCCGATTGTTACGTGTGGGGTTGAGGAGGTGGAGAAGGACGTGTTAAATCAGAAATCAGATCGCCAGAGTGGTGGGTTTGGGTCAACGGGGTTGATGTGATAAACGAATTCTTGGACGAAGTTGACTGGAATAAGTTCTTTTCGGTTGTTGAAGACGTCGGCGATACGCTCAACGACCTGAAGCTCCGGTTTGATAAATCGGATATACTTGAAAATTGCCTAGAAATATGTTCTACTGATAATCAGATAAAGTGGGTTGACAAAGTCGGTTGGGATCATATTGTCGGACCGTCAAAGATTAAGATGGAGATGAAGTCGCAAGCGGCGTGTCTTTACACCAAGTCTGGTAAGTTGAGAAAATCCGGGAAAACAACATCAATCAAGATAATGAACAGTCAGGGTACCGCCATCGGGCGAGACCCGCGCGAAGTGTTGAGATTTGATGATCTCCTCCTCGTTGATACGGGAAATACAAATACTTTTTCCGCAGCGATCATTTCAAAGAACAGAATGACGCAATATGCCGACGAATGGCTGACGTTTAAAGATGATGGCGTGACCGGGCAGTTCCCTTTAGAAGAGCTTGAGTTCATAGTATGTCCAACCGATATCTCCACGGCCGAGGAGGCACCAGAAGGCCTGACATATAAAGAACTAAAGAAGAATGCACAGACTGAATACCTTGAACGATTTTAAGATTAGTACAGTTGCCTACAAGGGCAGCAAGAGAAAACTAGTACCGAACATAATCAGGTACGCTGATGAAATTAATGCCGAAAGTATATTCGACGGTTTTTCTGGCACTGGGATTGTTTCTGCCGCCTTGAGGAATGGGGGTTATAAGGTGATCGCTAGTGATATGAGCGATTCTTCTTATATATTTGGGAAAGTCTTCCTGGAAGGTTACGATGCCAAGATAGTTGAACACCACGTTGGCAAAATGAATCAAATCTCCCCAACTTCTGGCTGGCTCACGGAAAACTATTCTGGCACCGTCTTGAGGAAAGTCCGAGGTACTTCGGGAATACACACTAGGCCGCTTGGGCTAACTGTCGCCAATGCATCGAAGATCGACGCGGCGAGAGACTATGTGGAATCTTTAAGCACCCTGTCTCAAAGGAATAAAAACGCACTTATATTCAGTACGATTAAAGCATGCGACTCTGTATTTAACAACTCCAACGATCAAAAAAGCGCACTCAAGAAGTGGAGCAAGAAGTCTTTAAAGAAAGTCCAGTTTAAGGCTCCGACCTTGGTCTCTGGCCCGGCGGGCACGCAGCTTATGGGGGATATATTCAACATAGAGGTACCAGAATGTGATATGGCATATTTGGATCCACCATATACTCACGGAGTGTTGTACGCTTCGTGTTACCACTTGAGTAATTCTTTGGCGTTGTGGGATCGGCCAGATCTAAACAAAGATTACGCCGTCCCTCGCCCAGGAAGAGCGGTCTTTAGAACCGCTGCACCGGGTCCCTTCTACAGCAAAAAGACGATCAAGGGGGATTTTGACAACTTGTTGGGCAGAATTAAATGCAAAAGAATTTTATTGTCGTACTCCGATGCGCCAAGAAACTGTATAACTATAAAGCAGTTGGTGGAAATTTGTAAATCACATGGTGATGTAAGAGTAGAGTATACGAATCACAAAATTTGTACACAATACAACACTCAAGAGAAACGTAGCGATTCTTTAAAGGAATACTTCATAATAATCGACAATTGATTAGGAGAGATAACGATGGCGATGAGCAAAGGAACAAAAGAGGCGATGTTTAGTTCAAAGACCGACGACTGGTCGACGCCGAAAGAGTTTTTCAACAAATTGGACACCACGTATAAATTTACTTTGGATCCATGTTCTACTGCGATGAATGCGAAGTGTAGACTTTACTTCACAGAAGAAACAAATGGATTGGAAGAGAGTTGGGAGGGGCACCACGTATTCATGAACCCACCATACGGAAGAGACATAGGGAAGTGGATCAAGAAAGCGTTTGAAGAATCTCAAAAAGAGAATACTATGGTTGTTGCCTTGATCCCCTCCAGAACGGATACAAAGTATTGGCATGATTATTGTATGAAGGCCAACATGATTTACTTTGTGAAGGGGCGGCTTAAGTTCGGAGAGTCCAAAAATAGCGCCCCATTCCCGTCGGCAGTAATTGTATTCACGGGCGGCAAGTACAGCCCATTCATAGGAGTTATGACGCCAAAATGACAGTAGCGCGCAAAATTAAAAGAAACAAGCAAAAACGCAAAGAGAAAGAGTACTCTGATATGATTAAAGAACAGTTAGAGAGTTTTGATAAAATGCCGAAAAACTGTACTGCTTGTGAACGGCCTTATGAGAAGAGCTTGGAATCCGCACAGACATGGAGAGTGGAAGTGCACTACGAGAGCGCCACTATCAACCTCATATGCCCCGAGTGTTTTGAGACTTTAGAGGAAGAGGGGCCGACTTCATGAACGAGGCTCTAACGTATGATGATGTTCTTTTGGTACCAAGGTACAGCGATATAGTGAGTCGCAGTGAGGTGGACATTGGCAATGATTTGGATGAGTGTATTAGATTAGATATGCCGATCATCTCTAGCCCAATGGATACAGTGACAGAATGGGAAATGGCTTCGGCCATGGCAAAGGCTGGTGGGCTGGGAATCATCCATAGGTATAACACCCCCACTGCCCAAGCCTCGTTGGTTCGTCAGGCACTTTCTTCGCTGGTGAGTGGAGACGACACCAACAGAGCATGCATTGGTGCCGCCGTGGGAGTGACTGGAGATTACATTAGCCGGATAAACACCGTTATTGATGCTGGGGTAGAGGTTATCTGCATCGACGTCGCTCATGGCCATCACGTCATGGTTCACAAAGCCTTGAAAAGAATTAAGGATGAGTATGGCGAGACCATCCATGTTATGGCCGGCAATATAGCAACAGCAGACGGTTACAGGCAGTTGGTGGACTGGGGTGCAGACAGCGTGCGCGCTGGTATTGGGGGTGGAAGCATATGTTCCACTAGAATTCAAACTGGATTTGGGGTGCCTAGCCTGGAGACTATAGAGCAGTGCAGGACCATGGATCTGGGGATTCCGATCGTAGCGGATGGTGGGATTAAGGCTCCTGGTGATATTGTGAAGGCACTTGCATATGGCGCAGATTTTGTCATGGTTGGGTCGATGCTAGCCGGCACAAACCAAACTCCTGGCGCTGTCACCACTGGCCCTTCTGGCAAGTACAAGACATACAGAGGTATGGCGTCGAAGGAGGCCCAGACTGATTGGCGTGGTAAGGAGACGTTTTCAGAAGGGATCTCTACCACGGTGCCATATAAAGGTGACGCGGGATATGTTCTTAAGGAAATACGCGAGGGTGTTGCATCTGGATTTTCTTACGCCGGCGCTCGGACCATCGCAGAGCTCTGCGCCAACGCTCAATTTGTACGCCAGACATCGTCGGGCCAAATTGAGAGCTCTACTCACATTTTGAATAGAAATGGGTGATAAACCAGAATATCACAAGTACGGTGAGGATCAAAAGAAGATCACATTTGCGATCACGGATAAACAACATGCAGATCTCAGGATTCGAATTCATTACGATGGTCTGTCTCAAGTTAAATTTTTTCAAGCATTTTTGCAGGGATATTTAGAAGGGAATCAATTGATATTAGAGTACATCGATCAATACAAAGAAAAAAATGAAATACATAGTAGAGAGAAGAGGAGGAGAGCCCGGAAGCTGAACAAGGGTGGGGAAGCGAAACTGTCCGATTTTGGTTTCAGCGCTCAGGAAGTACAAGACATATTTGATACAATCGAAGGAGATCAGGAATGAGAGAATGTAGTAGTGCATGCGAGAAGCACAATGTTTCTTGCCCGGTAAAGGATTGCAGACTTTGGATTGATTATGAGGGGGATCTAAATTGCACTCTTATTGCGGTAGATAAACATGGCGCGATGACTTTGCGCGAGATCGCTGATAGGACTAACATTAGTTTTGTTAGAGTAAAGCAAATCCAAGATAGGGTGCAAAAGAAGCTAAGATATAGATTTTCTGATTTAGTTTGACCTTACAAAATTAACGCTTTTTACATTTTTACTCACTACTTATAATGAAGAGGAATTCTTCATCAAGGAGACGAGTTAAATGAGTAAGAATAAAGATCTTTTAAACGAGGCGACCGTAAGGCGCTTTATGAAGCTGGCTCAGGTTAAGCCTCTTTCGGAGAATTTTTTCCAGTCTGATGATGAAATCACTGAAGAAGATGATCTCACTCATGGTCTGGAGGACGAGGCCGAAGGTCCTGCCCTCCCCGAGCCCGTCGCCGAAGAGCCCCCTCTTGAGGCGGAGACTGTCCCTGAACCGGCCGTCGAAAGCTTGGTGGACGCCATCGCGAAAACCATTACGCAAGAGACTGGCGTCTCCGTCGAGCGAGTTGGCTCTGACGTTGGCGGCGAGGAATTCCCTCCGGAAGGCCTTGACGACGACCCTGCGCCCCTAGAGCTCGATGCTCCGCTAGATGACGATCCAGCACCTGCTAACCGCAGTGATCTCTACGAGACCCCCGCTGAGGACTCTTCGGAAGAGGTTGTTACGGAAGAAGAGGACGACGACGACGACAACAAAGTGGCAGCCTTTGTTAATGAGCTCTCAAAGAGAGTGGCACAGAGACTTCTTGGAAAGGCCTCTTCTACGAAGAAATAAACTTTCTTCCAAAGCGCAAAACAATATTTAACAAAACTCCGTATTATGGTATGATCTAACCATGGATACGGAGTTTTTTATTCCCGCCTTGTGGTTCTTCTCTGGCGCGGTTTGCTATAGGTTCGTAGCGAATATAGTAAATTTTTCTCACGCCGTATACTTCGTACAAGAAACAAACAAAAATATCTTACTTTTAATCGGGTTTCTGTCTGAGGACATCGAAATGATTCGAAAAAAGAAATATGAACTAATGAAAGAGGCCGGCGCCTCCAAAAGTGAAATTTCCTTTATCAAGGGAATAGACAGAGAGACTCTCAACGCCTGGAAGGTGGGGGTTATAACTAGGTTTTTCACAGTTTATCCGAAAGGCCTTCATAAATTAATCCCGTTCACAACTTGGCAAGAGGCGATGGAAGAATTATCTAAAACACACAAAAAATCTATATAGCGAAGCAATTAACGGGGAGCTCAACTAGATACTGGTGATGGCAACCAAAAACACAAAGGAAGAAGAAGTGGAAATCTACACTTGGAAGAATAAGTGGGAAGGCGGCGAAGACTACAACATTCAGGTTGAAATTAAAGATTCCGGAAAAAGAGCGCAGAAAAAGATTATGAACTTTTTTAAAGATTGGCGTTTGGCTGGTCAAGGAAGCACTCCAAAGGAAAAGAAGACGATCTATGTTTTCCGAAAGGAGTTCGAATCTGCATATTTTTGGAAAAAGTGGATCAAGGAGTCCCCGTACACAGTATACAAAAGAAAGAGGGACGGTTCCTACCACATAGTTAACAAAGGAAAGTAAATGGCATTAAAATATCTTTTTGCCGGCAGCGATGAGGCTGACACCGCCTCTATTGAAGAATCACCTATAAATGTCATCATGCCCTCGCCGGCGCCTTTTGAGATGAGATCTGTCGGGCTCTACGGCCACGTCAATGAGGAGAGGGGCTCAGAGTTAGTGTACAACCTCTTCAGGATGGCCGAGTCTGGGAAGTATTTCGACGAGGAAACAGACGAATTACGATGTGAGCCCCTGAGGTTTGTAATTTGTACTCCGGGCGGAACCTCTAGTGATATGTTTGCGATATACGATGCGATGAGGATCGTCAGGGAGACTTGTGATATAGAGACTTTGGCTATTGGCGAGGTAATGTCGGCTGGGGTCCTGCTTCTTGCTGCCGGAACACGGGGCCACAGAAAAATTGGCAGGAATTGCAGGGTTATGCTTCATAGCATAACTGCCGGGTCTCATGGTTCCATGAACAACATGGAAAATGAAATGGAAGAATTTCGGTGGATTCAATCCCGGTATGCAGCCACCCTTAAGGAAGAAACAAAGATGACAAAGAACCAGATTAAAAAAATATTTAATTCTAATGTTGATGTTTACTTCGATGCGGAGCAGGCTGTAAAATATGGCATTGTTGACGAAGTTATATAAAATATTGTCTTTTCTAGTGGAAAACACGAAAGTTATAGAATATAACAAAAGATCCATGACAAAACACGGGTGGGATCTATCGTGGCTAGGCGCCACAAATCACGAAGAAGCTCTACTTATCATAAGAAGATTCCAGAGAGAAAACGATCTGGAACCGGACGGGATGGTGGGCCCAATGACATTCCGAAGATTAGATACTCGTAGAGAATCTGAGGCGGGGGATCCGAACGCCAGCGCTTCCCACATTATCTGTAATGGGGAAGAAGTACCCATTGACTGGGTAAAGGTCGTCAGCCTGGACGGCGATAAGAACTTGGCGCTATCGAAAGAATGTTATAAGTCTTCGAGTAAAAAGAGAAAGCCACAAATGATTGTGACGCACTGGGACGCCGCGTTATCGGCCGAATCGTGCCACCGGATTCTTAAGAAGAGGAACATATCGAGCCACTTCGTCATTGACAATGATGGTACAATATACCAAATGGTGGACACGAACAATGTTGCCTGGCACGCAAAGGGCGTTAATGATATTAGTGTAGGTATTGACTTCAGTAATGCTTATTATTCAAAATACCAGAAATGGTACACGAGGAAGGGTTTTGGCAGGAGACCTATACTGGAGAATTCTTATACGCATGGGAACAAGCACCAGCCACATCTTGGGTATTACCAAGTTCAAATAGACGCGTACAAAGAGTTAATCCGCACCCTCTGCGAATACTACGAGATACCAGTTGAGTGTCCAAGGGATTCGGAAGATAGATACTTGACGGAGGTGCACCAACCGGCCGTTGACAGAAAGTATCACGGGGTGGTTTGCCACTTCAATCTCACCAAGAGAAAGATAGATTGTGCTGGCCTGCAACTGGATAAAATTATTGATGATATTGTCGACGAAAGGGACTAATTAGTTATATGCATGAATTAGATAAATTGATAGAAAAACATTTTGGATCCACGCCGGTTCCATTGCCAAAGATAACTTTTGATACCATCTTGGAAATGGTCGAGCGCCGAATGAATGCACCCCTCCTCCGGGAAGGGGAAGAGTCTCCCATTTCAAACGAGTTGGGAAATGAGGCTAACCCCCTAGAAGAAAAAATAATCAGATTTCCTAAAATTAAGATTACAGAAAATTGGGGACAAAAGAACAATGAAGACAGAGGCATTTTCTTAACTTTGATGGAAAACATTGGAGGGAACACGGTAGAAGAGAAGATTCAATCAGTCTCTGAATTTACAAAATTCAAAGAAGGTTTGAGTGTCCCTGAGATTTTGTCGCACTTGATGTTTCTAGAAATATTTTCTAATATTTTAGAGGAATTCAACCCCTCTGTGGCCGGTTTCCTATTTGAAGCGTTTTTGTCTGGATTGCTCAAAGGTGTGCAGATTGCCGATCCCGAGGGCGGCAGCCTTCCAATTCAGGATATGGAGATCCCTGTGTTTGTACAACGTGGTTTTGGCGAAACAGACGAGGTCGTGCCTTACAGTCTTAAGGTACTAAGCCCCAAGACTGAATTGAAGGGTAGTTTTAAAAATTTAGTAGATTTTTTCCTCACACCACATAAGGACACGGGCAACTTGCCTGAATTCGTTACCTATTTGGCCGTAATAAAAGAGGGTGGGACTAAAGATCCGACTGCAAAATTAAGATTTGTTGAGTTTTCGATTACTAGGAAAAATTTCTTTGATTGGATTGGGCATGAAAACATAACTTCAGAAAGAACTATGGAGACCGTTAGTTTTGTTCCTGCTGAGATCGTTGACAGCGACACAGGCGCTCTGAAAATTGGAGACTTTGTTGTCGCCAAAACAAGAGTCGAAGGGAAGATGACCGACAATGGATTTATAAGAGCTCCAAGTTCCAAGACAAGTAAGTCGGGAAGGTTGGAATACGAAGAAATTCCAGCCCAAGAAAAAATATATTGGGTCCCCCCGGTGGCGGTAACTCGGGAGCCACACAATCTTTCCACCGGCGGCGCCGGCGTCTTAGATTCGGAAACAGAGTATACAATTAATTTATACACTGGCGAAACAGAGTTTGTTAAAACGGGTAAGCGGAAAGAGGACTACAAGAAAATATTTGGTGACATGAAGTTTGACCACGAAGACCCATCAACGGACTTGTTTCAGAGGCTGAAAGACGAGTCTGAAGGTTACAAAAATAACAAACAGTGGCATGTTTCTCCAAGCTTTTATAGAAACATGGGGAAGACAATTGGCACGCTAGACCTCTCAGCGAAGACGCTTCGGCGTACTGCAGAATCATACGCCTCTAATCTGGGAGAAAGTTTGATTGGCCTTTATAACGCAATGGCTTTGCTCTCCATTAATGTGAATAAGTACTTTTTAGCTAGCGACAAGGGCGCTGGAATGGAAGCACTGAGAAACGCTGTTGTTGTAAAGCAAGAGTCAGACAACTTGATAGATCAATAAGTATTTAAACGTTTAACAAACATCCCACATATGTTAAAATTTAGAAGTACAACAACAGGAGTATAAGTGTCTAAAAAATTTGATTCCCACCAGGAACTCCAACAAAAGATACTGAATGGAGTCAACAAACTAGCCGACAATGTGGCAGCAACACTCGGCCCCCGCGGCCAGAACGTGATTTTACATCAAAAGGGTAAGAACCCTATCATTACAAAGGATGGAGTTACAGTTGCAAAGTTTATTTCTTTGGACGACCCGTTTGAGAATGCCGCTGCCCAAATCATCAAGCAGGCAGCGGAACAAACTAATAGCGACGCCGGCGATGGTACAACCACGGCAACAGTCCTTGCCCGGGCAATATACACCCACGCTCAGAAATACCTCCTGGCCGGCGCCTCGGCGACCGAACTGAAGAGGGGCATGGATAAGGCGGTGCTGGCGATTGTGGAGAACCTCAAGACAGTATCCTGCCCCATTACTAGCCAAACTGATATAGAGCATATCGCCACAATATCGGCTAACGGAGACAAGGGTATTGGAAATCTAATTGCCATGGCGGTTGATCAAGCGGGGAAGGACGGCTCCATAACTATCGAGGAGGCCCGCTCAATTGACACCAGCCTAGACGTGGTTGAGGGGTTTAGATTCGATTCTGGGTACGTCGCTTCGGCGTTTGTAAATAATGATCGCCGCCATTGTGTTAGTTACGAAAATCCCCTGTTCCTAGTGTGTGACTGTAAAATAGAAGCCGTCGAGGAGATACTCCCAGTGTTGGAAGTGGCAGCTAGGGAAAACAGGCCACTTATTATTGTAGCAGAGGAAGTCGCCGGCCAGGCGCTAGCAGCGTTGATAATGAACACTGTCCGAGGAACTATGAGGATTGCTGCGGTGAAGGCTCCGAGATACGGAGAAGAACGTAGAAATATACTGAAGGATCTTTCTTTGGCGGTCGGCGCATGCCTGGTATCGCGAGAAACCAAGTTAACACTTAAGGAAACTAAATTAGAGCACCTTGGCTCCGCAAAAAGTATAGAGGTCCAGAAGGGCTTGACAACAGTAGTCGACGGCGCCGGCGACTTTGACAGGATCAGGGAGAGGGTGGAGGCCTTGAAGGCCGAACTGAAGCAAACTGAGAGCCTGAAAGAGTGCGAAAAAATACAGGAACGAATCACTAGATTGATTAGTGGTGTCGCAATTATTCGAGTGGGTGCCGGCACTGAGGTAGAGATGATCGAAAAAAGGCACAGAATCGAAGACGCTCTAGAGGCTGTACGCTCTGCTCAGATGGAAGGGATCGTCGCCGGCGGAGGGATGGCTCTCCTCAATTGCATAGACAAGCTTGCTGTAGAAACTGACAACAGCGACCAACAGTTTGGAGTAAAGATAATATTCCAAGCAATAGAAGAGCCTTTACGGCAAATGGCCGCCAATGCCGGATTATCCTCAGACGTTGTGCTTGAGAAAGTTCGGGGCCTCGAATATCGGCGAGGCTTTAACTTTAGTACAGGAGAGATCGTAGACCTGTTAGACGACGGCATCCTTGACCCTGCCAAAGTTACTCGGTGCGCGCTACAAAATGCCACATCTGCCGCCGGTACACTTATCACGACAAACCACGCCATAATAGAAAATTAGCTACTAGTTAAGTTGTTATGGACGAAACTACCAAGGCTCTAGTCGAGATCACGGGCGAGATTAGAAACATAATGGACGGTATAGAGACCGTCAAAGAAAAGCAGGACCTCCTCGGCGAAGACATCTCGAAGATCAAAGAAGCGGTATACCACCCAGACATTGGGTTGTACGCGAGGCTCAGAGAGCTCGACGCCCGCCTTAAGGATGCTGAGAGATTCAAATCTTTTGCTTCAAAGTTATTCTGGACCCTGGGCACTGGCTTGGCGACCATTTTTGCTGTGCTACTGAAGCAACAATTTATGGGACCTTGAATTATTTTGTTGAAAAAGGTTGACAATTCTGCTATAATTGTTATATTATATAAAGGAGTGATACATGAATGTACGCATAATGCAGACAATGGATATTTCCGAGGTACCGGAGAAGGTATCGGAAATGGTGTTAGACGCTAAACAAAATTTGCTTGACCAATTGGTTGCTTGTGATCTGATCGGGAATGGAGTCGTCGGCCTCGCACTGATGCGACAGGATTTAGATCATGTAGAAGAGCAGATTTCCGAAGTGAGACAGGCTCTAGCGAAGGCCGACTTAAAGTTGGCCGACGCCCATGAAATTCTGAACAGTTACCAGAGCATTCTGTCCTCTGTGGAGGATTCTAAGCCCGCCGACAACGATGGCGATTTTACTCCGAGCAAAGCTAACAACGAGGAGAACAATGATTGTTAGATTGACAGAGGTCGTGACGACACATGAACTAGCGAGAAAGGGGATTAATACAGATAGTAAGAGAGAGTTTACTTTAAGAGAGGTCTATGTCAACCCGGATCAAGTTGTGTGTTTAAGGGAGGATGAAAGAATGGCACGGTTGCTGTTAGAGGGCACGTTGCCGGCGGGCTTAGATTCTCGACAGGGATTCACTAGGATCCACATGAATCGAGGAAATACCGGCTTAGACATTGTTGTTGTGGGCCATCCGGATAATATAGAAGAGAAGATCTTTTCTTCAGAGAGGCAGCTGCTGAAAGGCTAATTATGGACACTATCGATTGCAAATTGTTGGAATTTACTGAATATGATGGACTTTTTCAGGTAGCCGATGCTAAAACTAAGTGTGGTGCTTACTTGCGTAGTTGGCTATCAAACATAGAGGGAATTGGAAGAAAAAAGTGGCCTGTTGCGGTACGAATAGAGGTAGCCGGCTTGGACAAACTGTTGCACGACGGTCTAACAGAGGGGGAGGTTCTGGCCCAATGTGTCGAGCAGCTTAATGTGATAAAGCAGCCCAAGCGCGGCCGCCGGCGCAAAAACCCCACCTATGGGAATCTTGAGGTCTACTATAAAAAAGTGCCTTCATGGATGAGAGATCCTGCCGAAGGTAATAGGAAGGAAGAACCGCGAGTGAGGCTGGTTGAAAACGATGGCGGAAAATATCTGGCAGCGGTACTCGTGACTGATCAGATAAAGAACAAACTTTTTTGGGGAAGTGGAATAAAAAGGTGACCTACTCGCCGATCGCCAAGAAATTGCTCAAATCAATGACTCCCGTGCGAAAGGACTTAACAGAAGTAAAGATCAAATTACAATACTTAATTCAGGCGTATTCGGTGAAGTCGAGTTGGGATTCGGGCCCGCTGACATGTTTAGTTCACATGTACTCTTCTTCAGAACAATTTTTATTTTTGGTTAGCAGATTGATCGATGAAATAGAAAGCGCCAAGACTGGGGAAGTTAATATTAGCGAAAAAGATGTTCAAGCGTATACAACCCTAATGTCCGTTTTCGCATATGATCGGAAAAAGCTTCTATCGGAACACAATATTTCTTTAGCAAGTCATTAATTCTCACAAAAACACTTGACAAACCCATGTTAAGTTCTTATATTATAATGGCAGGACATATTGCACATAGGAGGGTTTAAATATGACTATGCTTACAGTACGAAACAGGATCCCATCAACCACTTGGGGCGCAAACGATGTGTGGGGTTCTTCAATTTTTAACGATCTTTTTACGGATCTCCGCGCCCCGATTCGGACTAGGATACAATATCCGGCGGTTTCGACTAGCGAGACCGATACCGAGCATATTATCTCCGTCGCGGCCCCGGGCCTAAAAAAGGCAGACTTTGATATCGGTCTTTTTAACGGTGAACTGACAATCACTACTAAGTCAGCCGACGATACAGCGACTGCGTTCGTGAATTCTTCCTGGACACGTTCCTGGACCGTTCCGCAGGGCACTATTGCAGAGGACATCAACGCCCAATACAGAAGTGGCGTGCTGTCTGTGCGGGTGTCTAAGATCGACCCGGTTAACCTGACAGAGACTATTCCAGTTAAGTAGCTGGATAATCATATGATTTTCCAAAAGGGCACTTGGTTTACGCCAAGTGCCCTTTAACATTTTAAGTGACTAATTATATAATAGAAACAAGCGTGGTCTAAGTTCTTATGTATGATGAAAAAAAATGGCTGTCCTTCGGCAAAGATAATCCCATTCGGGAATCTCAAAAGATAAGAAGAGAGTTCTTAAACGAGATATCTTACGGAAACTACGAAAAAATTAAAGATTGGATGTCGACTGCTGACGAGGAGGATTTCTCGTTTGGTCATATGTTCGGCGATTATGATGACTGGCGTACACAAGGTTGGCGCGACGCGTTCCCGCTGACTACCAAGGAACAACGCACAGTAGCAACTATGATGATGTCTTTAGAGAAGACAGGGTGGGAGCCTGATTTTGAGCAGCGCACAGTTAAACAGAAATATCGTGAAGCTGGTACAGGCGAAGTTAAAGAGCGCGACGAAACTCGATACGACTTGAACATGGTAAGAGAGAAGGAGTATACCATCCCTAAGGGCCCACGAGCCGGCGAGAAATCGGTGAAGAAAGAGAAAGTTAAACTATCTCAGGCTCTCAAGAAGGAAGAGCGTGAAGGTGATATAACTCAGGGACAGTTGGAAAAGTACCTAGAGTTACTCAATACAAAACTTGAATACTACACAAAGAATCCAGAAGAACTATTGGAGCCCGCCCCTCTCTCCATTGTTGTATCTCGCCATCCAATTGATATTCTCCGAATGTCGGATCACACGCTGATCCATTCATGCCACTCCGAAGGTGCGTCCCACTTCCAATGCGCGATGGCGGAGGCAAGAGGTCATGGACCAGTTGCTTACGTTGTTAATACTGCTGACCTTGAGGGAATCGATCTTGAGGACGATGAAATATTCGTCGATAAGGGAAGAGATGTAGACGGTATCGAACCTGTCGGTAGAGTACGTCTCAGGAAGTATGTGAATGATGAGGAGGATTATGAACTAGCAGTGCCCGAGACTCGTGTGTATGGTGACCTCCCGCCCGGATTCCTTGAATCGCTTAGGGACTGGACACTGTCCGCGCAGAAAGAATACCTGGACGAAAAAGCTTCAGACATCAAAATGAAGGAGAATGAGGATGGCACCATCGAAGTCATCGA